ATTTGTTTTTGTGGCTTACTCAGTTTCACGTTGTTGCAATTCTTTTACTTGAAGTTTTAAATTATTCAGTTGCCGTTGTTGTGAACTTAACAACTGTGCTATTTGTTCATTTTGTTTTGAATATGCTACCAACAATTCATTATGATTGTTGTGTGCATCAATAAGTTGGCTAATCATATCTTGTGCGTCTATCAATTGTTCGTAAGGATCAAAATGTGGATCAATCATGGTCTCTATATTCACTTGCTCTTTGTAAGTATTCTATTTTTTTGCCGATGTATACATTGTCTACAGTCCATCCTAGTTCTGTATCTATTCTTATCATTGAATTGCCATCAACTCCACGACCACGATTTTCCCAAAGCTCGTCTGTCCAAAGACTTTCAAACTCTTCCCAGGTTATATCATGTTCTTGTTTTCTATAGTTGGCTTGACTCCTGTGTTTCATCCAACAGTAATACTTGTCTCGACGCATAGGATCTTCTCCGGTAATCCATTTTTTTTGACAAGGGCGTCCGTTGTTGTCAGGGTGATTTCTTTTACTTTTATTCACATATTTGTATTCATACATTCTTTAAACCTCTTGCAGTAATTCTGCCACCTATGTAGCTGTTGTAATATCTATTGTCCAGCAACACATCATACTCAAATTGTTTTTTCATTTCAAAATAACTCATTTGATTTTTGTTTTCACAAAGAATTAGGATCTTTCTTTTAAAATAACTTTCACCTAATAGTTGCACTTGTTTTTGTAGTTCTAGGTTGCTTCCATAGTAGCTGTGCCAATCCGATTCTTTGCGTCTATGACGACGGTTGGTCTTGCCTTTTAATGGTTTTAGTTTTTCAATGCGCCAAAAGTTCTTCTTGCCTATGTAGTATCGATTATTCTTTGTGTCATGTATTTCATACACAAAGCCTTGATAATCTTGTGGAGCAGTGTCAAACAATTTGTCCATAAACTGCCAAGTCATTTTTTTCTCATGTCATTTAGGATTGTTGCAACAAAACAAAGTGTAAAAAAATTTACACCTAGATTAAGTAATTCAATTATCATTCCAATACTCCGCTATTATATCTGCAAGTTCTGACTGTGGAACTGCAAAAAGTATTTCTGGCTTAGAGTCTGCATTGATTCTTTTGCCATTCAGTTGTTTGAGATTTGTTACTATTAGACCCAGTGGATAACTATCAATTATTTCAAGCCAGTTGCGATAGTTTTTAAATCTCTTTTCTACATAAGTTACTCTATGTTCTCGAGTTTGAATATCTACAAACTCTATATGCCAAACTGTTGCGTTGGGCATAATTTTACTGGGTTTTTCAACGCAACTATTTACGACCCAGTAGGACATTTGTGGGCCTCAATACTATTTTTTCATCCAGCACAACCACACGTGTTGTGTCATTGTTCTCCTGTGATTTCTTCTCTGTCATTTTCTTCTCCTATTTCTACATTTTGATCTTCATTTTCATTCCACGGCAGCGGTGTATTTGCACTTGAATCAATTACTGAATCGCTCATGCCTAATACGTTTTTCGCAAGGAATATCTGCACTGCTGCATTCATATTATCACAAGCATTTTTAAACATTGCACGGCGTAATCTAATCTTTACATATTCTCTGCCTTTTGCAAGTTCATCCGCAAAATTATAACGTAGTGTATCTTCCTTGACTCTATAGAAACGTGCAATTTCTCTGTCATCACAGCCTATTGCAGCCAGTTCATATACTTGATCTGGTGGCACTACAGTTTTATCTCTGCCTACAGGAAATCCTTGTATGGTAGTATCTACTAGTTGTTTTGGTCTCGGTCCTGTTTTAGATGGATCAGTTTGACCATGTGCTTTTCTTGTATCTTTCATAATAATATTTATCAAGAATAAAAAAACACCTTGTAAAATAGGTTCTAAACGTCAAGTAATTGAGATTTCTATGCCTAGCAGTGTTAGAATAGTTACTATGCGTTCATCATTAGTTTTAATTACAAAGTATTCGTCTTCAGGATTATACCAATGTTCTATATGAAAATGCTGTAGTATATCTTCAATTTTAGCATCTTCTAGATCATTTGCATAGTATTCAATCAACATTTTTTTTCTCATAATCAAAGCCTAACTGCGTTAGTCTTATTCGTTCTGTTAGAACTCATATGCGCTATCGCTCAAACTAACATATGAATTAAATGATATAATAATAATTATTAACTTGGAAAAGAAGTCATACGACGGCTATAGTAACAGCAAATACAAAAAAAAAGAACATAGAGTCTTGCTCAGTTTATTTTATACCGTGTTACTATAGCCGTCGCGTCTGCTTGGAAAATCGCAAACGATTGATACAGATTAGTGGGAGACGGATGTATTGAAACTCCCAACTCTGCCTAGTAAGTTACCCTTGAACTAGGTGAGCAAATCTACGGCCCTACATTGTTGATACTGTATCAATAATATCAACTGCACCAGGGTCATTAGCCGACATATTACAACCTGGGTTTTTGAGCACTGGTTTATCGAGTTGCTTTTCTCGAGATCTTAGCCTGTATTCTTTGTATTCTTCTACTGTGTCTATATATTAGATTAAGTTCAGTGTCAGTAATTTTTGCGCCTTTGTTTAGTTTTTTAAGAAAACTTTTGCAGTCCCTATAAACTTCTTTGTGTTCGCCTTTTACGTTTTTAAGAATGTTAGTTGCTAATTTAGCTGCCTGTAGTTGTTGATTGTTTGTGTTTTTTGTGAGAGCCTTGCGAGAAAAGCCTTGGGTTTTGGCCCAATAGCCAATAAGCTGTTCTTGTTCGATATGCTGGTTGAGTTGTTTTTGTTTAAGTTCGTATTTCATTGCCTACTGCCTTTTGTATAATGTATTTATACAATTACTATAATAACACCTAACTTATTGATTGTCAAGAGAAAAAAACACCCCCTTTGAAATTATCTCAGGAGGTGTAAAAAGTTATGACAGATTTTTATATTTTAAGGAGTATAGTAAAGCTCTATAGGAGTTAGTTAATGGCAGTAAACAAACAGATTATCACTTTACTATACACAACTATTTATCATTTTTAGAATATAAGCCTCTAAAAAAGACTGTAGCGGATTGAATAGGTATTTCATATTTTTTCGTTAGTGGATTATAGAACAATTTGCAGCTCATGCATTTTTTTCTAACAGTGTCATCATCGTGTTTTCTCCAAATCACACGTCTATCTACAACTATTCTGTCGCAATCTTCGCAGGGTTTAGGATCACATTCAATTGACTTGATGTGATCTGAACGATCTTTACCACCCCACTTAAGACGTTTTAGTATTTCAGAAGGAATAAAATCTCTATTCATACAGATATTTACTGCAGAGGTAATGATCCTACGTTAAATGTGGTTATGATATAAACTGCTTCTAATACCACTGCAATGCTTACACCGATCAAAAACTTCTTAATAAAGTTCATGTCAGCTTGCATGTGAGCTAGGTGATTTGTAAGAATAAGATCTAGTTTTTGTTCTAGCAAGGACAATCTTTTGTCTAAATCATCGTAGTTTTTCATCATGCACTCCTGTTGGTAACATTTACTCTAAAACTACGTCTATCAACTAGACCGTCATTTGTGGTAACTTTTGATGTTACAATATATGTTTTGTCAACTTGACCACCTGATAATTCTACATATGTGTCTGAGTTTGAATCAGCAAGTCCGCTTGATTCAATTACTATCGGTGTAGGATCGTTTCTTCTAGCTGCCACTGAATATTCTACAGTTGCAATTGTGTCTCCGTCTGGTAACCAGTCGCTCCAATTAAATGTATAGGTAAGTTGAGCTTCAACATCCTTTTCTATGTTTAGACCGCTAGTTGTTTGGTCAAATCCTGTTCTATTTACTTTCATAACATTATCCTTCTACTGTTGTTGTCCTTGCTTCGCTGTAAATATTCTGCAAGCGGTCTTCGCTTGTTACGTCTGTTGATCTGTTTTCACTGTGAATTGTAAAAATTCTACGCTCACTGGGTATTGTGTATGTTCTGTATTCTTTGTGAATCGTAAACACATAATGATCAACATGAATAATTTTAGTATCTGCTGCAATTGTAAATGCTGTGTCTAAGCTAGCTGCACTTACAAATGTGCCTCCGCCGATAAATTTGGTTATTTCTGCTGATGTATTTAATGTTGCTGTAGCACCAGCAATTAAATCTACATCTACACTAACGTCAAATTGTGCTGTTGCATTTATTGCAAGTGCAAATATTTTTGTTGGCTCTATTTGTATTGTAAATGCAGTTGCAAGCTCAATTTCGCCTAGCAGTTGTGCATTAACGTCTACTGTAGGTGTAAATGCACCTGTTAGAGTTGCAGCACCAAAGCGTATTCTTGCGCCTGATGTAGCTGCTGTAAATTCAACTGCCAGTGTTGTTTCAGTAACTTTTGTTGCGACAGCTGTTATAGTTGGCGTAAATGCACTGTTGATATTTGCTGAGCTTGATCTTGTTCTGTTGCCACTTGCAGTTATGTTTATAGTTGTTGCTAGGTCTATTTCACCCTGTTCAATTACACCAGCTGCCGCTGTTAAACCAAACGCACTTACAATAGTTGCTGATGCTTCTTCAACTGCACCTGGTGTTGCAGTTATAGTTGCAAATACTTGTATGCCACCTAAGAAGTAATCAGGCTCAATATAATCACCGTCAAAATAACTTTCAATGTCAGTTGTTCTTATTCTAAGTAGATCTGCTGTTGTGCCAAACGAACTAGAAAGATTACTTTCAAAAGAAACTGTTCTTTCTGCATCACTTGATAGTGTAACTGCTGCGTCTAATGCTGCACTTGCGTCAGTTGTTTTTACAGGTGCTGTTGTTTGTGCAAATGCTGTGTCAATTGAAACAAGTGTGTTGCCAATTTTGTTGGCTACAGTTATTTCACTGTAGAGTGCAGAAATTGTTGCTTCAGCATCACGAATACGCAAGCCTGTGGTTGTTTGTGTAAATGCTGTGTCTAAACTACTATCAGTGTCAGTTACAACATTAATAATTGAGTTTTGAGTAACCACGCAATTTAGGCTACTGTCGCCTAGGCGTAACCTATCTAAATCACTGGTTTGTGTAAATATGGCATTTAAGGCAGCTGACAATGGTTTTATTATTGTTGCTGTGGCACTAATTGCAAACGCACTGTCTAGTGTTGCACTTGCACTGTGGATTTTTTGACTTGTTGCACTTGCACTAGCGACACTGTTGAGTGTTGCACTTGCATTTTGAATTTGACTAGGAGCTGCTGCAACTGTAAATGCAGAAGACAACTCAGCGTCACCATAAAATACAAATCCACCTGCTGTTTCATCTTCAAACGTGTTGTTAAATCCTGCAAGAGCAACTGTAAATTCGTCGTTGAAATCATTGTCGTCAGCCCAAGCTAATACTCTATCAACACCTGCTGTTCCTACTTTAAATACAAAATTATCAAAGTAAATGTTGGCATCAGGATCTTCTCCAGGTATCAAAACTAATTTGTTAGAAGATTTTAAAGCACCACTGTATGAAGTGTTGTCAACTTCATTATTACCAAGGAAAAGACGTATTGTGCCATTATCTCGTAATAGCGTAATTCTATTTCTGTTAAAATTATTAGTTGTAGGATCATTTAATGTAACAGTTGTATTATCGCTTTTTCTAACTATTGCTCTTAATCTTTGTTTATCAGGATTGCCTTGTATTGTGCTAAAACCAATTTGTATTGCAGCATTAGAATTATCTTCTACATAGTTGCCTTGTTTAGAGCCTGTTGTAACTGTAGAAACTGTTGGCATAACAGTTGTAAAATTAAAAATATTAGTAGTTGAATAATCATGGACTTGCGCTAATTCATTTACATCATATGTAAAACTTAAAACAAAATCTTGATCTGCGCTTACTGCAATTGAATCTGTATCAGCTGCTACTGCATACCATTCATCAAATGTGCTATGCTCTGTAAATGCTAGACAGTGTGTTCCTTCAAATGTTCCATTAATATCTGTTGAAAATTCTATATGATCTGTGTTAGCTGTCCAATTAGCACCATCATCTGTAGTTTGATATCCAACAAAATTATTAGGTCTACCAAAATTAAATTGTCTTGCAGCTACATCAACAGCAAGTGTAAATACCCCTGCTTGAAGAATAGTTCCTTGTTTAATTCTTGTTGCTTCTGCACTTGTTGTTGTTACAACAGACAAAGAAACACCAGAAGCTCTCAAGCGATCTGGTGTTGTTGTGTTTGCAAATGCACTGGATATAGATACGCTTGAACTTCTTGTTCGATCACCTTGTAAACTTAAATTAACAAGATTTGACAGTGTTACATCTGAACTTCTTGTGCGTTTAGCATCAGCTGTTATTGCAAATTGTGTAACTAAATCTACATCGCCTGCACGAGTTGCAAATACAGTTATGCTAGGTGCAAATACAGCACTAAAGGTTGCACTGGCGTTTTTGATTGTTCCTGCTGTTGCAGTTTGCGTAAATTGTGCGTTTAAAACAATAGTATTTGCTACTAATTTTGAACCAGTAGCACTTGTTGTTGATACTACCGCAAGTGTAGCTGATCCTGGATGTATTTTACTAGGATTTATAGTTGTTGCAAATACACTAATAATAGTTGCACTGGCTTCTTTTACTTCACCGACAGTTTCTTCTAGGAAGTAATCTGCTGTGATGTAATCATCTTCAATATAAGGTTCATAACGAATGTAATCTTCGAGTATGTAGTCTTCTTCGTAATAATAACCTAAATCGTCACCAGTTCTTGCCATTACAATTCCTTAAGAGTTGTCATCAGTAAATGTAGTTGAACCATCTGTTCCGTCCATGTGTAATAGAAGCAGTGTGTCGTTATCATTTACAAATGCACTTGTTGGTGCAGTAAATCCGCTGGTGTATCTAGCAGTGTCTGAAATACGCAATTCATCAATGTAACCGTTTATAGCCTTGCCGCCAGCACTTTCCTGAGCGCCAATAATTATGTCTTGGCCTTTGTCTAAAGATAGGCTTGTTGTTGCACTATCTTCTTCTACACCATTAACAAATAACTTTATGGAAGAACCGCTTCTTGATACTGCTAGATGATACCAAGTGTCGTTAGATACACTAGTTGTAGAGGTTATTTCTAGAAAACTTCCTCCTTCTCTCCAGTAAAATCTAAACTTAGTATTAGCAGCATCGTGTCTGTCATAAAAGGCCCATTCTCCATTAGCGTTAAATGTAGCGCCCACAGATGCAATCATAGCAGGGAACGAAGTAGGTTTGCTAATCGGTCTATAAAAGAATTCAAGTGTAAAATCACCTGAACCCATAGAAGTTTCTGCTGTTAAATAATCAGCACTGCCATCAAATACTGCACTTGCACCACCAAATTTACTTTGTGCTGTATCTACTTGTGCGTTACCAGATGCTGTTACAATAACAGCCGGTCTACCTGCTGCTGCAAATTTGTGCCCAGATGCTGTTATTCCTAAACCTAATCCTGTGACCATAATTGTTCCTTAAGATTCTGCTAAATCACCAACCAACAACCAAGTGTCAGTTGCTAGTTTGATGCAAGTTGCTGCCGAATATTGAGCTCTTAGTTTAAGTGTAGGGGTTGAATGCACTGTAACTCCACTTCCAGGTGTTACATTAAGTTGTCCAGCACCTAGTTGTGCCATATCAAGTTTAGTTCCTACAGGAAATGCTACACTTGAATTAGGCGGAATTGTTAATACCTGTGCTATTGAATTAGTAAATGTAATTAATTTACTTGCATCGCCAATTACTGCTGTATAAGTAAATCCAGTTTGTGCATTGATTGAACTTTGAGCAGTTACACTACCTGTAATATCAACATTGCCTGTGCCTGTTATGTCATTAGAATTAAGATCTAAATCGCCACCTAGTTGTGGTGTAGTATCTTCAGAAACATTTTCTAATTTGTCTGTGTTAAGATTAGTAAAGTTTGCATCGCCTTCTGCAAAAGTTAATGCACTCCCCTTAACGGTTCTTGTTACGATTGTTGCCATCGGGCGATTCTCCTTCTAAGTAAAACGAGGGTGCGCCACTAGGCAACACCCTCTAATAAGATTAAGCTAAAGTAATTGTTAGGTTACCTGTAGATACTTGAAATGTATCGCCTGTTTCTATAAGTTTTGAAGTTGTAACTGCACCGTGGAACAATAAGTTTCCACCTGTTCCAGCATCATAGATACCGATGTGGCTAATTGTGCCCCAGTTTGTTGTTGCCGCTGAGAAAGTTACAGTTCCGTCTGTTGAACATGAACCACCACTTGCTGCTGCAAAACTTAATGCTTGACGAGTGTAACCACCACTACCTGGTGTTTGACATTCGTTTCCACCTGTATCGTCATCTAATGGTGAGCCTGTGTGTAGGCTAAGAAAATTTGCTGGTTGTGCGTATGCTGTATTGCCTAGAACGTGGTCTAGTAAAGCGTCTTCTAAATAGTCTGATGCTGCTGACATTGTTGTCTCCTTGTGTAGTCTGCAATTTATTACAAAAGCAGACAATTTCGTCTGCTGTTATATTTATGTGAAACGTCAAAAAACGTGAAAAAAAGCGAAAAAAAGTTACCAATACCCGTTAAAGGTTGTTGTTACTCCAGTTATGTTTGTTGAGCCTCCACTAGGTGGTCCAGCAAAAGTAGTAATAATATCAATTTGTGCGCCACCCATGCTTGTAGTTGCTATATTAACAGTTGAATCAACACTAAAAGCTGCTGATGCAGTTCCTGGATCAGTAATGCTTACTGTTAATGGAACTGCTACGCCACCAACGTCTGCTACAGGTAATACTGCATATTTTTTAACTTCAACGTCAAATATATAATCTGAAGCGTGGTCAAATAATCCACACCATACCATAGGAACTGTAACATATTCACACCTATTTGGATCAGGTGTTGCATTTCTTATTACTATAATTTCAATAGGATCAGGTATAACACAAGGACTCACTGTTGTTAATTCACTTGTAAATGCTACTGCAATTGCATACGAATCACTATCTTGAGTCCAAACTCCATCATCACTTGTAGTAACTGTTAATGTTGTAACGTCACTTGTAATTGTAAGCGTGCCACTAAGTGGTGATGTTACTTTAGCAGTGTTACCTGTAATATTGTAAGATATAGTATCGCCATCATCGTAATTTTCAGTATTCACTGTAAAGACAACACTGTTGCCTTCTACTATGTAACTAGTATCACCTTCTGTTAGTGCATTTGATGTAACACTTCTAATATTTCCTTCATCATCGATCAAAGGATATATTGTTGTAGAGTGAGTAGCAGGACCTGCTTTGAAAACTAATGTTTCTATTGCATCATTGTTTGCAGTAACAGGTATTGTAAAATTAGCTGTGCCACTTACAAGATCAAACTCACCTGTTAAAGGTATACCGATATCATTAGCATCTACACCAGTAATAGTGTAAGGAACAGTAATAGCACCTGCTTCACAAACATCACTGGGTGCAGTTATTACAAGGTCAATATCAGTATCTTCACAAACTTCACTGGGTCCTTCGATTGTTGGACATCTTTTTGCAAATTCTTTTATAAATTCATCGCCGCCTAAACTTTCAACAACATCTTCTTCAACTTTTTCTAATTCATTTTGATCTATTTCATCATTAGTGCATCTTGCAGTAATTTCAGTTATTTCGCGTCTTTCTCTAATCAATCCACTTGTGCTATAGATATTTGGATCATATTCTAACGCAAAAATATTAAAAATAATTGCACCTTCATCTGAATCAGTTTCTTCAACTTCCATAATTCTAAAAATTTTATTAGTAAATTGATACATTGTGTTTGTTAGATCAATTAAGTCACCTGCTTTTAGACCGTTACCAGTAAAGTCAGTTGTAAAGCGTAATAATTTATCAATTCTATTTTGTTTCAATTCTACACTTGCAATATATTGTGCTTGCACAGGATCATTGATTAGTGGCATAACAATTTTTAATTCGTTAGAGTATTCATTTTCATATCTGTCAGCAACAGGTAATGTTACACTGACAGCATCCATAGTATTTCTTAAATCTTTATGCGGAAATTCAACAGTAACTTTATTATAAAATTCGTTTATGCCTTTGCTGTGAATTTGAATAGGACCTATAATGTTACTGTCGTCAAAACTTTTTACACTTGAGCCTGTGCTGTTAGGAATAACTTTATAAGTTCCTGCCTGTAAATCATCTGTAAAAAAACTATGACTTGCAGTAGCTAATAAATTAATGTTTTGGATAGTTGGTAAACTTGTATCTACGACACCATTAATTTCACTTATTTTTATTGTTGACATTGTATTTCCTTAAACATTATCTATATCTTGTATTCTACTTGTAATAACACTATTTGGATCTGTAATTGTATAAACTAATTTTATAGTTTCGTTTTCGTCTGTAGCTGGTGTCATAAGGTAACCACGTATCAAATCATTTGTGTCTGCTTTATTTGCTAAAATAGTAAGTTCTTTTGTAGCAGTTTGGGTTCTAGTGCCAGTATAAGTTACAGCTTCATATTCTCTAAATCTACCATAATCACTACCTACTGCATATCCTGGATTTATCAATCCAAAGTAATCTCCATCACCTGATATACATGTTTTTGCATGTTCAGTTGGAGTGCTGTTTGCATCTTCTGCATATACAACATCAAATTCTTTTACAAATGTGCCAGTGTCTTCTTTAAAATAATGTAATACTAATTGATTATTATTAGCAGATGATTGCTGTTCTAACACAACAATTCTTTGGTCAGTTGTGCTGTCTGCTATAACTACATCTTGACTATCGCTTACACTTAGTGTCTCATCAAAACTCCAATTAGTGCCTGATCTACTGTAAATCCTTACGTCGTCCATTGATGAATCAGTGCCTCTTATTACAACTTTTGTAGCATCTTCATTAAAATCTGCTGCTGTTAGTGTAGTGTCTGATCCATAGTAACTTATAAATTCTTCTTCTAAAGTACCATCTCTATAGATTTTATACAATCCTTTGTTCAAATAAGGAGCAACTGCACTGTATCCAGGATCACTAGGAGTAATTGC